TAAAAACAGTTCGTAAAAGTGATGATTAGGCTAAAGTTTCTAAAAATAAAGAAAAAGTATTAAGCCTTGGACAAGATATTTTAACTAGATTTGGAATGAGATAATGGCAGAAGAAGCATCTGGGTGGCAAATACTTCGCGATCTTTTTATTGAAAATGGATTAGACGAACTTGCCGATGTTATTGTTGAACTTGCACAGGATGCTGGTCCTGATGCTGGTAGTGCCACTATCACTGAAGCACTTCGTGGAACTCAAGTTTATCGAGACAGGTTTAAGGGTAACTTTGATCGTTTAGCTGCTGGCAAAACTGTTATTAGTGAAGGCGAATACTTGCGAAATGAGATTGAATACGAAAAGGTAATGAAGTCTTATCAAGCTGGTGGTTTAGCTAACCGAAACAACTTTGCTCAATTAATTGCTAATGATGTTTCAGTTGATGAAGTTAGCGAACGTTTTGCTGGTGCATATACCAGGGTTCAAAATGCAGTTACATCAAATGATAAAGCACTTGTTAGTGAACTACGTAAACTTTATCCAGGTATTACAGATAATGAAATTGCTAACAGCCTATTGCTTGGTCAAGAAGGTGCTAAGTACTTAAAGAGCAAGCTTGATATTGCAGACATTAGGGCAGCAGAAACTGAAACTGGTACTAAGTCTGTTCTTGGTGCCGAAAGATTAGCTGCTGAAGGTTTATCACGTGAGAATGCTCGTCTTGGTTTATCCAAGGTTGGGCAAATGCAAAGCGGATTAGAGCGAGCTTCTAGTCTTTATGGTGAAACAAGTACTGAAGGTTTACGAGAAGAACTTGAACAAGAAAATCTTCTTGGAATAACTTCTAAGCGAACTAAGCGTCTAGCATCACAAGCACGTGCAGAATTTGGTGGACAATCTGGCATTCGTCAAGGTTCACTAGGTCGCAAGAAAGCACAAGTATAAACTCTCGTTGGATCGACCAGCCCCAACGACGTAACAGACTGGTAGTGGAAGCCAAGTTATACCCCCATATAACTTTGTGGTCTGCGCTCAACTAATGAATAAGGGAGATAGTTACGATGAGTAACAATAATGAATGGTACGAAGACGATGATGACTTCTTTGAAGAAGAAGATCAGACTAGTGGATTACAAAATCTACGTAAAGCTGATCGCGCTAAGTCTAAGCGTATCAAGGAACTAGAAACTGAACTAGAAGGTTTACGTAGCTTTCAACGTCAGTCTGTCGTCAGTTCCGTTCTAAATGAAAGAGGAGTTAATCCTAAGATTGCTACATTTATTCCATCAGATGTTGCTAATGATCCAGAATCAATTAGTAAATGGTTGGATGAATATGGAGAAGTCTTTGGTGTTCAACCTCAAGCACAGCAACCAATGGTAGACCAAGAAAATCTATCTGCGTTGCGACAGATTGATGCTGTAACAAACTCTGCTCTTTCTCCTGACGATGTTAATGACATGTTCTCACGTCTTAACAACGCTCAGAGTGCCGAAGAACTAATGGAAATGATCTACGGCGCAGATTCGTAATTAATCAAACCAACCCTAAGGAAATATCATGCCGTTTACAGGCTTATCGGGTGGTAGTGCAGCAACTAATGGTGGTCTCGGTGGTGGCGCATACGCTTCCGCTAACAACGTTGGTGCTTTCACTCCATCAAATGGTGCTGGTCTTGTTCAGAAGGCGTACGATCGTCTTATTGAATTTGAACTACGCGCAACCCCATTGCTACGTTCAGTAGCAGACAAGAAACCAGCTCGTCAGAGCATGCCAGGTTCTTCTGTAGCTCTACAGATCTACAATGACCTAGCTAAGGCTACTTCAGAACTATCTGAAGAAGTCGATCCATCTGCAGTAGCACTTGGTACTCCAGATATCGTTACCATTACCCTAAAGGAATACGGTAACGCTACTCTAGTAACCAAGAAGCTTGGTCTTATGTCTCTTGCAGACGTAGATCCAGCAGTTGCTAACATCATTGCATTCAACATGGCTGATAGCATTGATGATCTAGCACAGAATGCTCTACTTGCAGGTACTAACGTACTATACGCAACTGGTGGTACAACCACTGCAACTACAACTTCGGGAGTAGACGCAGGTGACACAATCACCGCTGCTGATGTTCGTAAGGCTGTAGCTAAGTTGCGTAGCAACAAGGCTAACGGACGTAAGGGTTCACTATACTGGTGTGGTATTCACCCAGAAGTATCCCACGACCTTCGTGCTGAAACTGGTGCTGCTTCATGGCGTAACCCACATGAGTACCAGAGCAACGATGCAATCTGGGCTGGCGAAATTGGTCAGTTTGAAGGTGCATACTTTATTGAGTCTCCACGTCTGTACACTGCTACAGATGGTGCAAGCTCAGATAAGGTATACCGTACCTTTATTGCAGGACAGCAAGCACTTGCTGAAGCTGTAGCAGAAGAGCCACACGTAGTTATTGGTCCAGTTGTTGACCGCTTGATGCGTCACCGTCCAATCGGATGGTACGGCGTTCTTGGTCACGCTATCTACCGTAACGAAGCTCTATACCGCATCGAGTCTGGTTCTAGCATCGCCTAGTGTCAGTCTCTAGCTTCATCCCCACCTTCGGGTGGGGGTGTTGTTAGGTACTGAAAGGGATTAAATGTCTTACCTATTTGTACCACCAGTGGTTGACGAAGGACCAATGGGTGGAAACTGGTTATTTGCTCGCTATACACGTAAGCAAGGTGTCACTGTGTACCGTGTTGACGGTGATTTTTATGAGGATCGTTTTCCATCACAGGATGATTTAGCTTTAGCTGATTTAATTTATCTAGGAGGACATGAGTATGTTGTTACCGAAGATGAGAAAGATGCACTTGAAGCAGTTGGCTATGAGGTGTTTGTCTTATGACACTGATAGAATCGTTAACAGTTGTATCATTAAGTATCGGTATCCTGACCGTACTAGTTAGATGGCTTGTAATTAGCCCACTTAAAACTTTTATTAAAGAACAAACATATCCTATCCAGCCAACAGCTAATGGTGGTAGGTCTCTTCCAGACATTGCTCGCACAGTAGATCGAATTGAAAAGCGTTTAGACGAGCATATTACATTACATCTTAAGGATGAACTATGAGTGGTAAGTACAATATTGTAGCTGAGCAAGGTGCTACCTTTAACTTAAACTTTACAGTTCAAACTGAAGGCACTCCATGGAATCTTACTGGTTATACTTCTGCAATGCAGGTTAGAAAGTCAACTAGTTCTGCAACAACTTTGCTTAATCTGTCAAGTACTGCTGGTGACATTACAATGAATTCTTCTGGTGAAGTTTCAATTACTGTTGCAGCTTCTACAATGTCTGGTGTTCCTGCTGGAAGATGGGTTTATGATATTGAATTTACCTCTCCTAGCAATGAGGTGACACGCTTACTCGAAGGTCGCTTTATTGTGACTGCTGAGGTAACTCTCTAATGCCAGATGTAACAGTAATTATAAATGAAGAAGTTCAATCTACTACTGTAACAATTCAAGAGATCAACTATGAGCTTTTAATTAGTCAAGAATTAATTGAAGAAAATACAATAGTTACTGTTGATCAAGCTATTAGTCTTATTGGTCAAAGTGGTATAACCGAAACTGTTGTAATTGTTTCCAACCAACAAGGACCTCAAGGTGGCACAGGACCTACTGGACCCACTGGTCCAATGGGTGTTACTGGTCCGACAGGACCCACGGGTCCTACTGGACCAACTGGAAGCACTGGGCGCGGATACTACGTAGTTTCAACTAGTTCGGTTACTATGGGAACTGGTAATAAAACTTTTAACACTACAAATACTGGTGCTTATGCTGTGGGTAGTCGCGTAAGAATTGTTTACGGTGGCGGTGCTACTAATTACATGGAAGGCTTAATTTATGGTCTTTCAAACGATTTGCAGATAGCAGTACAGGTTAACAAAGTAGTTGGGTCTGGAACTTATAATTCTTGGATTTTTAGCATTGTTGGAGAACAAGGTCCTACAGGTCCAACTGGTGCTACGGGAGCTACAGGTTCGCAAGGAGCAACAGGTAGTACTGGTCCCACAGGGGCTACGGGTAGTACGGGAGCAACGGGATCAACGGGTTCGACAGGTCCTACGGGACCGCAAGGTGATCAGGGTATTCAAGGGATCACTGGTCCGACAGGAGCAACTGGAGCAGACAGTACAGTAGCTGGACCTACAGGTCCTACAGGTAGTATAGGACCAACAGGTCCTACTGGTCCTACAGGTGCAGACTCTACTGTTCCAGGTCCTACAGGACCAACTGGTGCTACAGGTGCTACAGGACCCACAGGTCCTACTGGAGCAGATTCTATTGTTCCTGGACCTACTGGACCTACTGGACTTACAGGTCCTGCTGGTGACGTAGGACCAACTGGTCCTATAGGACCTACTGGAGCTACTGGTAGTGGTGTAGTTGTGGGTATTGTTTCACCATATGCAGGTTCTACCGCTCCTACTGGCTGGTTACTTTGTGATGGTAGTGCTGTTAGTAGAACTACATATTCTGATTTGTTTACCGTAACAAGTACAACATATGGAGTTGGCGATGGATCAACTACTTTTAATCTTCCAGATTTAAGAGATAAGTTTTCTATTGGAGTAAGTGGAACAAAAGCACTTGGCTCTACTGGTGGAGCATCTACTTATACTTTAACCGTAAGTAATATTCCTGAACATTCACATTCAATTGACCATGATCATGCTGCATTTACTTCTGCTGCTGGTAGTGCTCACAGCCACACAGATACATTAGCTGCACCAGCCCATACACATTCAACTCCTGCACTTTCTGGTACATTTACTTCTGGCAATCCATCCGCTAATCACACCCACTCTATTGATCCACCTAGTACCGCTACGACTGCGGACTCACACAGTCACTCGACAAATACCGCAGGTGACGCATCATCGTTCCTATCAGGTACAACTAACAATGTTCGTTACACCGATACAAGCAGTCCAACCCTTAATACAACATCCGACTCTCATAGTCACACTGTTAACATCGCAGCATTCACTTCTGGTACAGTAAGTGCGTGGCACACACATGACACTACTGTTAGTTTTGCAGCTAGTACTAGTGGTGGAGCAAGTGCTACTGCATTAACTGGTAGTATTGATAATGAGTCTGCTCATACACACTCAATAGATGTTCCTGCATTTACTGGAACTTCTGGTAATTACGGAACTGCATCACCAACTGCAATTGATATAGTGCCTCCATATCTAGCACTCAACTACATTATTAAACATTAGGAATTATTATGGCTTGTCGTACAGGTTGTCCAACACAGGACTGTGAATCATATGCAGATTGCTGCAAAGGTGTAGCTATAAATAAATCTTCTCTACGACCTTAGTGTGGTATGGTTAGAGCATGGTTAAAATTGCAGCCTATGCTATAGCTAAGAATGAAGCTAAACATGTTGGACAATGGGTAGAAGTTACTAAAGGTGCTGATGTCCAAATTGTCCTAGATACTGGGTCAGAAGATAACACCTATGACCTACTCCTAGAGTACCCCGTAGAAGCCCACAGAGCCACGCTAAGCGACTTTAGATTTGATGTAGCACGAAATATGGCACTAGATTTAGTACCATCTGATGTTGATGTATGTGTATCCATTGATATGGATGAGATTCCTGATCCAGATTTCTTTGACAAGATAAAAGAAGCTTGGCAACCAGATACTGGTAGAGCTTGGGTAATGTGGGACACAGGTAATATCTGGGCAAACAATAATCGTATACATGCTAGGCATGGCTATAGATGGCGTTATCCTTGCCATGAAGTTATAGAGGCTACTGATAAAAGTTTAGATAAACTTATTATAGTAGAGTCACTAGTAACTCATAAACCTGATAATGATAAACCTCGTAGTAGTTATCTATCACTATTAGAACTAGGTCACGCAGAAGATCCTGACAACCACAGAATGTTGGTTTACTTAATACGTGAGTATTACTTTAAGGGTATGTGGCAAAAAATTATTGATCATGGTAAGAAGTTAGAACTTCAAATTGGTGGTTGGAATGTAGAGCTTGCTCAATCATGGCGAGCTATGGGTGAAGCTTATTGCAAATTAGGTAATGAGCGTGAAGGTCTTTATTGGTATCAACGTAATGTTGAAGAAGCACCTAATGATTTAGAAGCTTGGATGCCACTAGCATTTTACTATTACGAACGTAAGATGTGGAATCACTGTTACCAAGCAGCAATTAAAGTAACTGAACTTTCATCTCATTCATACAAACACCATGTAGCTGATCAGTCAATGCCTTGGAGAATGTATGACTTGCTATCTATTGCATGTTGGAACTTAGGTAAAAAAGGTTCTGCTAAAAGATACGCACGTAAAGCAGTTGAACTAAATCCTGATGAAGAACGTTTAGTTAAAAACTATGAGTTTATTATGACTCAAACTGTAAAGGACTATAAGAATGGCTTGTAGAACTGGATGTCCTACTCAAGACCATGACTCTTGGGGAGACTGTTTAAGAGCTTCAAACATACAGATGTCAACTGGTGATGCTAATGGTGAACTAGTTAACAATGGCTGGACTAACAAGAAATGGGACAGCGAACTAAAAGCTTACCGTGATGCTCGTGCTCAGGGTATACAACCAGATGGAACTTCCACTGCACAGATTCAAAAGGCAGTAGATGTAAGCAACAAGACAGGACACGCATATGGCTCAGCCCTCTAAGAAACCAGCAATGGGTAAGAAGACACCAAAAGTTAACGCTAAGGCGTTAGCAGCAACACGTAAGTCAGATAAGGTAACTAATCCTAAGTCTCCAAGAAATCTTCGTGATATCAAGATTACGAAAGAACGCTTGGCATACGAAAAAGGTTTTAATGCTGCTATGAAAAAGAAGAACAGCAAAAAAGTTTTGGGCGGAGATACGTACTAATGTGTGCTAACTGCGGATGTAACCACATCAATTATCAACATGAAATGCCTACTATGCCAGGTTCGGCTAAGGGTATTGACAAAGTAAATTACAACATGCCAAAGGTACCAGTAGTTCCTGCTATGCCTAAGTCAACCAAGAAGGGTAAGTAACATGGCAAACAATCCAAGAAATCCAGGCAAGCCAATTTACATTGGTAAGCCAAAGCCACGACCAAAGCCAGGCGAAAAAATAATGAAGCCGCTTCCTGTTAAGCCAGGTACAGGCAATAAGCCTAAGCCAATGCCAGCAAAACCTGCACGCCCAGGTAAGCCAGGTAAGCCAGGCAATGGAATTAAATACCCACTACCTATTAAGCCAGGCAGAGATACAAAAGATATTAAGCCAGGTGATAGAGGACAAAAAATACCAGCAAAGCCAGGACAAGATCGTCAAAAGAAACTTAAGACTCTTGAAGATCAAATGAAAAAAGCTAAAGCAAAGAAGAAGTAATCATGGCTAAAATGACAAAATCAGAAATGGATGCCTTTAAGAAAAAGAACTTTGATCTAACTAAAAAAGTAACTGAAGCACAGTTAGATAAACTTCGCAAAGAAGGAACTCCAACAAAGGCAATTGCTAAATACAAAAACGATCCAACAATGCGTGAAGCACTTAATCGTTTTTATGGTAAGGATCGTGTAGGTAGTGTAGTTGCTGATCCAAAGCGATCTTCTTTGCCACCAGGCAAGGGTCCAGGTAACACTCGTCCAAAACCACCACAGGGTAAAGGTCCAGGCAATACTCGCAAACCATCTTCTCCTACTTCAAAGCCTGTAAGCACTGGTAAGGCTGTTGCTGCTGGCGCAGGTGCCGTAGCTGTTGCAGTTGGTGCTGCTAAGGGCATGACAAAGTTTGAAAAGAAAGATGTTGCAAGAGCCAAGGCTGCTGCAGGTAAGCACAAAAAAACATCTGGTCCAAGACATGCTGGTGCTAAGGCAAACCCTAGAGCAGAAGTATCTAAGTATGTAAAGAAGACAACCGCTAAGCGTGCTGCTGCAAAGCAAGGTGTAACTAACAAGATGAAAGCACAAGGAACAAAAATTATGTCTTCTGCTGGTAGTCGTTACAATCAAGCACGACGAGGTAAGTAATTATGGTAGCTAAGAAAGATCCACGTTTAACACGTGCTGGTGTTTCTGGCTACAACAAACCAAAGCGTACTCCTAATCATCCAAAGAAGTCACACGTTGTTGTGGCTAAAGTTGGCAATCAGGTTAAGACTATTCGCTTTGGTCAGCAGGGTGTGTCTGGCTCTCCTAAGAAATCAGGAGAGTCAGCATCCTATGCTGCACGTAGGCGGTCATTCAAAGCACGTCACGCATCTAATATTTCAAAAGGTAAAATGTCCGCAGCATACTGGGCGGACAAAGTTAAATGGTAAAAAAAGTTTGGGATAAACCTAACCCTAAGAAAAAATCTAAACCATTAACATCAGCTCAAAAGGCTGCAGCTAAAGATCGTGCTAAAAAAGCTGGAAGACCTTATCCAAATTTAATTGACAATATGGCAGTTACTCGAAAGAAAAAATAAATGGCTATTGATACCATGGCAGCAAGACCTCAGGACAGGAGTTACTTAGCTGAAGTTGGCGACTTTCTTTTTGCAACAGATACAATTGCAAAGATTGCCAAAGGCGAAGGAACTTGGGGAGATGCTGCACTTGTAGGTGTTACTGCTGCTAGTTTTTTTATTGCTCCTGCCAAAATTATGCAGTTAAGTGGTAAAGCTTTAAATGCTGTAATTAAAACAACAAGTAAAACACTTGCTGATGATGCAACAAAAAATACAATGTCTGTTGCTGCTAGGCGAGCTGCATCTAAAACTCTAGATGATGCTCTTACTATGAAGCGTCAAGGTTACATACCTGAAAAACCAGTACAACGTTTTGGTGGAGATTTTGATCAACCAGTTGAGCGTGTAGGTCGTGCTGGTATGGGAGAACCTACTCCTGCTTATGAAGTTGGTCAAAGCATACTTAAGCGTGGACCAAAAGAATCAGATGCTGCTTATGCTAAAAGAGTTAAAGATTATGAAGAAGGTATTCCTACTCCAGCAGCTAAGGCTGAAAAGGGAATGGTTGAAAAGAAGTACACTCGTACTTCAGATGAAGATTATAATTACTATGATCGCGACATAGATGCTGCACAAGCTGCTGAAGATGCTATTGCAATGCGTGGTGGCAAAAGATCAACCAATCCTGTAGAGTCTGTAAGAAAGCCTGTAACTGAAGAAGAACTTTTAGCTGAATCTAAATTAAAAGAAATCCAAGGTTCTCAATATTACGATAAAACTAAATTTAGTCAAGATGAAATTGATTATCGTATTTCCCAATTGACTCCAGAAGAAACAAAATTCCTTAAGCGCAAGCCAGGTGAATCAGCTAAAAATCATAAGAAAAGATTAGAAGATTATGTACGTGGCGGTAGTGATAAAGAAGAATCATTTAGACAAGTACCACCAGTAGGTAGAGTAGCTGACGAAACATCTAGCCCTGTTGAATTTGTGTTACGTAATGTTCGTAGTGGTAACTATACAGATGATGAAATTAAAGCAGCTGTTGCTGAACTTCGTAGATTTAATAAAACTAAAACTGAACTAGATGCTAAAGAAATAACTGATCTTTATCTTGCAGCAAGAAGAATGTTAAAAGATGTAAAGTTAAATAGCAAACGTGTTCCTGAAGATAGAAGAATTTCTGCTGCAGATTTGAAAGTTATTAGAAATAGTTTTGGAGAACTTAAAAAAGAATTTAGAAATAAAGTTGTTAACACGGCAGAGGGCAAGGCAATACTTCGTAAAGTTGAAAAAGAAATGCCTTCTAATCCTAAGTCTAAAGATGTATTACTTAGGTATGAAGAAAGTTTAGCTGACGATGCTAAGCCTGGTGAGTTAAAAGCTTTTGTTGATGAAGCAGTAGATAATGCACCTATTACAACTACAGCTAAAGGACCTACTCGTACTGGTAAAGCACCAGTAAGAGTAAGAACAGAAATACCAAAAGATCTTTTAGATGATGTCGCTCCTGCTGTTGAAAGAGCTGCTGCTCTTCTAGCTGAAAAATCAAAATTAAAAGCATTTAATGCAAAGAATACTACTGAAATAAAAACAGCAAGTGAGAAAGAAATTTCAAAACTTAAGCAATCTAGTGCAAGAAATAAAAAAATCATAGACAGAATTGATGATGAACTTAGAGAAATGCGAATGCTTTCTCGTGAAGATAAAATGAAAGCACAAGAAATTGCTGATGAAGTTACAAGACGCAATCTTGCAGCACGATCACAAAAGTATAATCCTAAGGGTCAAGAGTATGTAACTTCTCCAGTAGAAATTAAGCCAGCTGTTCCTGGTAGAGGTGGAGAAACTACAAAGCTTACAAGGCAAGGAAAGATTGCTAAGGCAAGAGCTGAAGTAGAAAGACTTAGAAAGCAATGGTCGGATACTCCAGCAGCAGATACAGAAGCTAGAAGCAGAATTGCTCAAGAAGCTAAAAAGTTTGCAGATTATATTGAAAAGTTGGAAGGTAAATAATGGCAACATTTGGTCAAATGACTGATGAGGTAGCACGTAAGTTAGCAGGTTTTACACTGCGTCAAGACCGTCAGACACATCTAGTGTCTGCGATTAATTCAACAGTCACAACTCTTGTTGTTTCTTCTGCAAGTAATCTTTCTACTGGTGTTATTCAGGTTGATGATGAACTTATTTATGTAGATGCATACGATAGATCAACTGGTACATTAAGTATTCCTCCCTATGGTCGTGGATACAATGGAACATCTGCTGCAAGTCACGCAGCTGGTGCACGTGTAATTATCTCTCCTACATTTCCAAGTATAGATATTAAATCAGCAATTAATGAAACTATTGAAGCAGTATTCCCAGATCTTTATGCCACTGCAACACATACGTTTTCTTATTCACCAGCTAAAACTACTTATCCTCTTCCAAATGAAGCAGAAACTGTACTAGGAGTGGCTTATGAAACTACTGGTCCATCTAAAGAATGGCTTCCTATTCGTAGTTGGCGTGTTGATTCTATGGCTAACACTGACGCTTTTGATTCTAGGAATTCTATTAGTCTCTATTCTGGTGTTGAGCCTGGAAGAACCGTACAAATATCTTACACTGCTGCTCCAGCGGTAATGGATAGCAATGATGATGACTTTGAAATTGTTACTGGTTTACCAGCATCTTGTAAAGATGTAATTGTACTTGGTGCTTCTGCACGTTTGTCAGCATTTATTGATCCAGGTCGTCTTACCTTTGGTTCTGCTGAAGCAGATCAACAGTCACAGATTGCTGGTCGTGCCTATGGTGCTGGTACTAATGCATCTAAATATCTTCTTGCACTATATGACAAGCGACTTGCTGAAGAAAGTCGTAAGTTAACTGATCGTAATCCAACTAGAATCCACTTCACTAGATAAGGTAAACAATGACAGCCCGTAATTATAGCTCAACAGCTGAAGGCAAAACTTTAAGCACTAGTATTAATAGTACTGAAACCGCTATTACTCTTAATACTATTTCAACTCTACCTTCAGCCTATCCATATACTCTTGTTATTGATGCTGATGCGCCGTCTGAAGAAATTGTTACTGTTGTTGAATCTGCAGGTGGAACTACTTTAACTGTAGTTAGAGGACAAGATACTACTACTGCAATTGCTCACGATCCTGGTGCAGTTGTAAAACATATGATTACTCCACGTGATTTGCGTGAACCACAAAGTCATATAGAAGCAAGTTCATCTTATGAAATTAAAAATAATGGTCAAGATCCATCTATTACAACTGCAAATATTATTAAGACTGTGCATGGTATTGGAAGTGGAGAAGGTAGCGTAGTAGGTACCGCTAAATCACAGACTCTTACAAACAAAACAATTTCTCTAACCAGCAATACAATTAGTGGTAGCACTGCTGAATTTAATACGGCATTAAATGATGGTAACTTTGCAACTCTTGCTGGAACTGAAACTTTAACTAACAAAACTTTATCGAGTCCAACTTTTACTGGAACTTTAACATTACCTACTAGTGGTCCAGGACTTGTTCCTGTTGGAACTGTTATTAGCACAGCACTATCTGCAACTGTAAGTGGTTGGTTATTGTGTGATGGTTCTAATGTTTCAAGAACTACATATGCTGGTTTGTTTGCAGCTATTGGAACTACCTATGGCTCTGGTGATGGTTCAACTACATTTGGTGTTCCTAATCTTAAAGGAAGAATACCAGTTGGATTAGATGCTGCTCAAACAGAGTTTGATACGCTAGGTGAAACTGGTGGTGCTAAAGCACACACTCACACTAATTCAAATACTGGAACAGCAGGTGCACATACACATGCTATTGATCCTCCATTAACCGCTACAACATCTGTTGATCATACTCATACTGCTCCGTCTCATACTCACGCTATTAATTCACATAGCCATAGCCATGATCATACTTTAACAAGTCATGATCACACTGTTGCAGTATCTATTGGTGAAGGTACTACAAGTTCTGATTCACATAGTCACACAGATACTACTAGTGACCCGTCGTATACTGGCACTGCTGCCTATGGAACTACTTCTGTTGTTCCTGGACCTAATCACACTCACTCTGTTTCAACTAGTACTGATACACATAATCACACCTTTAATCCAGATAATATTACTGCAACATCTGCCAGTGGTTTGTTTAACGCAACATCTGCTGCAGGTGGTGCTGCTGATACTGCGTTTGATACAACAGAAGCAGATGCTACTGGTAGTGGTGCTCTTGCTACACTTAGCCCTACGTATGTAGCTCCAACTACTTCTGCAACATCTTCAAATAGTCATGATCACGATGTTAACATTGCTTCATTTACATCTGGACCTGTTTCTGTAGAACATGCACATACTGTATCTGATACTGGATCAACATCAAATCTTTCCCCATACATTGTATTAAATTACTTAATCAAGCACTAAGGAATAGTTAATGGCAAAAGACATTACCGAAGACTTTCAGTATGATCTTTCATATCAATCTCAAGGTTCAAGCTTTCAATTAACTGATGTTGGTTATGATATATCTCTTGCAGATATTCCTTTTATTTTAAAAATTGATAATCAAAATCCTTATCGTCGTGAGACTGCACCTTACAAGAAGGATCAGTTTGATAATAGCCCTGAGCCAGGTGAGCAGTCACTTACTGGTTGGTGGGTACGTTCACAAACATCGTGGCATAATGGTGCTGGCATTGAGTTCTACGAACCAGGTACAGACTATGAACATGTAAGTCATAGATTTTATGATTCTCGCGGTGTAGATATATGGACAGTTGGTGAGCTTCGTTTACTTAAAGCCGTTACTGCTATATATGAAAGTGCTAATGGCAACAACATTAATGCTGCAACTGGCTATGATGTTACCAATAATAAAGAAGTTTTAATATCTGGTGATGATGATGGTTATTTAAAAAGAATAACCTTAAATGGAAACTCAACAGCTACTGTTGAAAATTATTATAATGGTTCAACATATCCAGAAGGTCACAACGGAAGTAATTATGATTTTCTTTCTGTTACAACTGATGGTTCAAACTACTATGCTGCATGTTCTAGAGCTATTCATACTGGTTTAATTGAAACATTGTCTTCTGATGAAGTAGCTTTTAATTTTAGTAATAGTGATAAAACAAACGTATTTATTAAATATGTTAAAGGGTCTGTACTTTTTGGATTAGACAATGGTGTCTATAACATGACCAGTACTAGTACTTCATTAGTGGCAAGAGGAACAAGAACAACTTCTTCTCACAACCATAGTGGTGGAACTGACAGTCTTCCAACTGGAAATAATGTTAAATTGCATCTCAATCCATTGTTTGTTTGGAATGATTCTGCTGGATCTCCAAGTGCTATCTATCTTTCTGGTAATGGTGGCAACAATGGTGAAATTTGGAAAGTTTTATTTGACGATACTACTAACTTGCCAGACATGGCTGGCGCAACAATGGTTTTATCTTTGCCTGATGGTGAAACAGTTAAAGCAATTCATTACTATCTTGGATATCTTGCAGTTGGAACAAGCAAGGGTGTAAGAATTTGTACAATTGATGGCAATGATAACTTGGTAATGGGTCCGCTTCTTATTGAAAGCAGTTATGCAATCAATGGGTTTGCCGAGCGTGGTAGCTATCTTTATGCAGCAACTACAGTTGCTAGTGGTGGAAATACAAATGGTATTTTAATTCGTATAGATTTATCACAGCAATTTGATGATGGAACATTTGCTTATGCATATGATCTTGAGTATCAATCAAATCTTGATGGTGATAGTTCTCAGTGTACTGAAGTTTATAACCTAGAAGATCGCATGATTATGGTTATTGAAGAAGATGGTGTGTCTGGTGAGTTGCAAGCTGAACACACTACAAACTATCGTTCATCTGGTTATCTACAAACAGGCAAGATACGTTACGCTACAGTTGAACCTAAGTTTTTTAAGTATCTACAAACTCGTGGTTTAATTCCAGCTGGAGATTCAGTATCTGTTAAAACAATTGATAATGCTGGTAATGAGTATGACATTATTACACTTGACTCTATCTCAATGGGGCAAAACGTAACGCTTGGGCAACCTAAAGGAAGCCAAGAATTTATAGCATTAAAGTTTGTATTAAATAATAGCAATCCACTTACTAACTATCCAGTTATGCAATCTTATCAAGTTAAATCTATTCCAGGTGTTGTTCGTCAGAGACTTTATCAATATCCATTATCTTGTTATGACATTGAAATGGATAGGTTTAATTCACAGTTTGGTTACACTGGTAGAGCATTTGATGTTATTAAAAAATTAGAAGAACTTGAAGGTCTTGGTAATTTTATTACAGTTAAAGACTATAGAACTGATGAGAACTTTCAAGGTATTATAGAAGAGGTTCGTTTTATTAACGAGTCTTCACCAGATAAAGATAGCAATGGCTACGGTGGTTTATTGCTAGTACTAATTAGGAGATTAGCGTGAGAAATTTTTATACTTGGCTGGCTAATAGCCCGCTTGCATCAGCATTAAAGGTTGGCTTAGCTGCCAGTTTAGGTTGGTTCTTAGCAAATCCAGATGTACTTAGCTTGCACCCTGCTGCTGCTATTGCTGTTACTGCTGCTTTGCCAGTTATTATTAACTGGATTAACCCAGATGATTTGCGTTATGGAAACCATGGAGATCTAGATTAATGTATCCACTTAAAGAATGGAAGACTACATTTAGGTACGGTGCCAAGTACAAAAACGGTAGCGTACATAAAGGTATTGATGGTAAAGCTTCTGAAGGTACACCAGTTTATGCTGCAGTTAGTGGCGTAGTAGTACACTCAGGCACTCATAAGTTTTTAAAAGGTTGGGGTCGTAGCTTTGGTATTCATATTATTGTAGACAACGATAAGTTTAAAGATGGATCTGCTGGACTATGGGCAGGTTACTGTCATCTATCTAAAGTTAAAGTACCAGTAGGTAAGAAAGTTAAGAAAGGACAGTTGCTTGGTTACGCAGGTAGCACAGGTAATTCCACAGCTCCGCATCTTCACTTTCAAATTTTATCTACTCGTCTTTGGAATCCAACTAAGCACGTTAATCCAGATAAGTGGTTAAAGGCATGATTGCTAAAGTAGAATCAAATAAAGATAAACAATCTATTATTTCAGGTAAAGCTATTCCTGTTCGGATTAACAAGAAGATATCTTGGAAGGGATCTACACGCACTAAGCGTTTAATGTGGGAGACTACCGTTCAGATAGAACTACCTGGTGGTGGACTACCTAGCATTATTCGCTTTCGGTGGTGTCGCTATCCAGGTACACCACAGGCTGACTACACTGGTCATTTCTCTTATCCTGTCCATCCAGGGATGGCAGGTAAGACTATCTGGGTAACCCTAGCTCATGGGTTTATTTCAGGTGGTAAGATGCCAGTTGGTTTGTATATAGACCATGATGGTACTGCTCCAATAACACTGGACGGTCGGCAAGTAAAGGCTAATTAGAGGCTCTCACAGCCACGTAGAGCCACGTAACCCCTCTTAGGGTAGGTAAAGTACTACTTAGTACATACCACTCTAGGAGGGGTTATTTTTATGTACAAAAACTTGTACAAGTTTAGTCCTTTTTTGATACCATCTTATGCATTAAGTCCGCAGCAGCATAAGCTTCTGCACATAGGTTTGCTTGACGTAAATTAAAGTCTTTAGAATCTTCAGGGTTTAAAGCACTTCTAATATGTTCTTCTTCTGCTGATTTAAAAGCTTCTAAAAAAGCTATAAATACATTTACATTTCTAGCTTTCTTTACAGCTTCAGCACACTTATCTAATTCTTTTTCTTTACTCATGGTTAATATAATCCTCATCTTTAAATGGTGGGTTACCACCTAGTATCTTGACCATCTTGTTAACCGCTCTGTTAGCTTCCATCATCACTGCTTTCTGTGATTTGTCAGCATCCATGCGATCTCTTAGTTCAGCACCATCTATTTGCTCACCATAAAATAAATGAACTAATGATTTCTCTCTCTCATTTAGTTTATCAAAAGCAACCTTAACATCAGAACTAAATGCCATGAAGTCACCTGACTCTGCTAGTGCTTTACTAGTACGACCCATGTTACTTAGTGTGTTATTAAACTTAGTCCAGTCGTCACTAAGAACTGCTGGAATCATAAGCTTGATAAACTGTTTGTTATACCAGAAGTTATCTTCTGCACTGTAACCAGCTTTATGTGCTTTCTCTTTAATGCAATAGTCAAGAGCAGAGTTACGTAATGATCTAGCAAATAGTTTATCCCTATCTTTTTGATCAGGTAAAGACAACCACTCTTCTACTTTGTTTGGATGTTCAGCAAACCATAGCCATAGTTCTTGTTCAATATCTTCACGCTCAACCATTGCATACTTGCGTTTAAATTCTGAACTAACTTGCTTAACCATTGAATGGTACATCTCATAGACAACTCCATTAGAACTCATAAGTCTTACCCTCAACTACGAATGATCGTCCGTTGATAGGTACAACAACAGGAGTTACGTTACCTCTACGAATATAAAGAATAGTAAATGCTTGTTGCCAGTTAGCACTACCAGTATTTAGATAAGACGCTTGGCTAAGATCCATAAGGTGTCCGACTTCAACTCCGTAGAGACGACTTTGAATTTTGCCGTTGTAACCTTGGTGCTCATGTTGAATTCCCGCTCTATGTGTATGCCCACAGACAACTGAAGACCCAATTTTGCGAGCAAGAGCCAGAGCTGTCCCACCAGCTTGCCTTGAGATGTTGCCTTCATCTCCATGTGCCAGTACCCATCCTGGCGCAAACTCCCATAGTTTATCGTGATAGGTAATTTCGTTTTCGCTGTAATGTAAAAGCTTGGAGTATTCCAATTCCCGCAGACTTGCCAAGGCTGGCGCATATCTTTTGACATAGTTCTCAACTCGGTCACCGTGGTTGCTCCTCATGGTATGGAAAGGCTTATCGCCTAGTTTGTTTTTAAACTCTTTCATAATTGCAGCAGTACGATCTAGTCCACTCTGAAGTGTACCTTCAAACTCACCAGCTAATCCTTTGTTCCATCTTGATGGTTCAGGACTATCTGCTTCGTCACCAACACAGTATAGTTCATCTGGTTGGTAGTCACCTACAAAGTTTTGCACTGCACGTACTGCTCGTGGATCATGGTAAGGAACTTGCATATCTGGAATCACTATAACTGTTTTCATATTTACCTACTTAGTAGAGTCCCATTTACCATCTATTACTAATAAAGCAATGATGGCATAGTTGAGAATATCAATAAATGTATCTTGGATACTTTCGTTTTCTGGTTCTTTTTCATTTGATAATAGATTGTTTAGTCTTGCTACTTTGTCGTGCAGTCTTACACTTAGTCCATTCAACGCACCACCTGGTGCATCTGAAATATTACTTGGTCCGTAATCGTTATGCTTCTTAACCATTAAGTCAATAGCTTTGCGAGCTATAATTGCAGCTTCAAAATCTAGTGGTCGTTTCATTTTAGTACTGGTCGTTTTAATGTAAGCGTCAATCCGTTCGAGTACTTCACGTCCGTTACTTGAAGTCCCATGTTGATCAGTGCTTGGAAGATGTGGTTTATTTCCTGTTCGGTGAAGCCTTGCATTGTTATATTCCTTTACTCTTTTTTCATACTCTTCTAATTCCCATAGGTCACTTCTTTGGTATTCTTTAGTTGTCATGCTGCAATCTTTTCTGTGAAGTAAGCTGATCCATTACGTAAGAACATTGAGTTAACGTCCTCTCCATCTGGCATCTGCATAATAATAACACTATTAAACTCTTTACTTAGACTTTTTGCAAAATCAGAGCCAGGCTGATCACCGTCAGCAAAAACATAGATAGTTTCAAAGTCTGCCAGTAAGCGTCCGTAGTGCCGTTTCCAAGCATTAGCTCCAGGAACACCCACAGCAGGAATGTTGCAAGAATAACTAAGAGTGATAGCATCTATTTCTCCTTCGCATACTGCGATAAAATTACCTGCTGTATGCAGGGCATTTACATTGTATAGTCTGGTTGAAGTTCCTGGCATACCCATGTACTTAGGTTCTTCTGGTCCCATTGATCTAAATCTTATATCTACTACACCAGTTGGTGTCAAATACGGTATAGCTAATCTATTTATAAATTGTTCTTGACCAGCAAGTGGATCAACGACGACTCCTAATCGAATCCTTTGTGCTGTTTCTAGACTTATTCCTCGCTGTGCTAGATACTCTTCTGCCAAGGGCAGGTACTCCTCGTAATGACTGGTAGCTTTCTCCAGTAATACCTTCTGCGATCTTGATAGCTTCACCGTACTTAACTCCTTCATGTAGTTTGATTACATTAAATGCATTTCCTTTTACTCCACAACCATGACATACAAAAATATTTTCTGTTACAGATACACCAGCTGATGCATGATTATCGCTATGGAATGGACACTTAATTTTTTGCCAACTGCCATAGTCTCTTTTAAGTCTGCCACCATAATGCTCTATGATTGCAGCAATAGGTGGTACATCCATTACAGCTTATTTTCTTTTAGTAATTTTTGTAGTTCCATTTCTTGCAATACTTCCTTTAAATCATCTGGAATATTTAGTACGTATCTTGGTGCTTTTTCTTCATCAAACATATCCCAACTAAACTCAAATGTAAAGAATGGAATCTTAATTCCAATCCATGCCGAGTCATATCTTACAATGTGTGCATAAACTCCAATTGATACTTCAGTCATATCTCTTTCAATATGAAGATTAAATCTTTTAAAGTTAATTATTTTTGTTCTTCCGTATGATGTTACTTCCATTTTAATATCCTGCTTCCTCTATTAGTTTAAACCATACGCTTACTGGCATGGTTGCGTACCATAACCCAACATCTTGGGTTCCTTTTTTCTTATGAATCACTACACCTGTATCTGCTTTATCGTTAATCATCTCGACTTCTAGTTCTTTTAACCAAGCAGATAGTTCCATCTTTGCACAGTTCTTTACTTCGAGTACAACTCCAGGCACACCTGCAATGTCACCTCGATCATTGACTCCGTTAAGAGATCGTCGTTCGACATGCTTGCGTCCTTTACTTAGTAGCCAGTTAACTACTGCTGTCTCAGCAGCTGTACCTTTTTGTTTACTTTTGCTCATGGCATTCACAATCACATTTCAATGTATAGTTACTTACGTTATTGGTAAATTCTTCAGGGCATTTTTCATGCTGTTGTTCTGCATCGTGACCAAGACACCAACCGAATTTACTCATCGTCGTCATCATATTCTGGTTTGTTATTAGTATCCCAGTTAATACGTTCCATATCTTCACCACCTATATAGTTTACTTTGTTATATACTTCTATTAAGTTTTCTATTGCAACATTTATTTCAGCATATGCTGCTAATAAACTTAATGATTCTTTTGGTCTCATCTTGCTTCTTCCATGTCAGCTATAAACATATACTCTGGATTAAATTGTAACCATACTGGTGTCTTACCAGACTGGTCTGCTCTACCATATCTATTCTTAACTGCAGCTACACCTAGCAATCCATTGCTCTGTCCAACGGTAAGAATAAGCGCAGGTAACTGTGCTACCTTGCCTTGCAAGGATGATCTTGGTTGACATGGCTCTCCGACATAGCCTTCTTGAGTATGGTGTAATACTAAGATAGCGGCGTTGGTATCTCTCGCTAAGTACTTAAGTTCTTTAAGTGCTGATCTCATGTTACTGAATTCTTCTCCGCCATCCATACTGATATCCATAAGGTTATCAATAACAATTAGGGCAGGTGCTTCTCCAAGTAACTCTTCAATCGCGGTAACCTCGTCGTCGATATCACTAAGACTAGGGGCAGAATCAAAGCTCCAATAAATATGGCTGGCAAGAGCAAGATTATTCCTAGAATTGATTGGGTCTTCCGATATGATTTTTTCTGCTTCACTTTGACTTACTCCTGTGATCATGGAATACAAACGCATAGCCATAGTATGTGCATTAGTATCTGCTGATAAGTACAGCGTTGGTGCTTGCATACGTAATGCTAAAGCTAAAGCAAGTGTAGACTTACCAGCACCTGGTGTGCCAGCAATCATACTTACTTCTGCTCGTCTTAATACAATTTGGTTTGCATCGAATGTCCTGAATACTGTAGGCATTGGCTCACCACCAATGTCAGGACGACCTACTGCTCTACTTAATGTTTTCATTTATCTCCCAATAATTAATTGAAGGGACAGGTAGCCTTCCCCACTACACTGTCCCTTCAAACCTATGCGACTAGAACGTAGCGTAGTCTGGGTCGTTTGCTTTTAGATAAATAGCTTTGCACTGATCTGGTGTACCCTTTGGTGTTGGACACATGAATGCTTTGTAAGGACCGTAAGGACCTACGCCTTCACGCTTAGTCATACTACCGTGAATACAAGACCTGCTGGCTGTGCCTGCTGCGACTCCTACTGCTGATGGTGGTGCGACTGGTGCGAAGCCAGCAACTGGTACTACTCCAATAGGTGTTTCACTAATTACTGTACCACCTAGCGCAGCAACCACTGTATTGACTCCTGTGTTACTGGGCTGACTGGGTTGCGTTCCAAGAAACAACTCTTCCATTGCAGCAATACTGTTGTTAAGTCCATTACCAATTAGTGCATTGATATTAGTTTCAAACTCGGTAGCATCGTTACCGCGAACAGTAATGATAGTACCTACTTTTGTCTTTACGTTTACTACGTAGTTACTTTCCATAGTGTTTTCTTTTATCCTTTTCTTTTGTACTTGCATTGTTCTTTTACATTACACATTATACAGTGATTGAGATTAGGAATGAACAGCTCTGCTTTACGAGCTTGATCAAACTTGCTTACGATCTCAATGATATCATCTTTATTAAAATAATCTAGGTCAATTAGTTCACTTGTCTGACCAGTTCTAGCCATCCAGTATGCACCATAGCGCGGACGAATGCCTAACATTTCTTCCATACCTGCAGCATAAAAAGCTAACTGCAAGTCTGATGATGGAGTACGTACACCTGTCTTAATATCTAATACTATCAGTTCACCATCAGGATTAACCATTACTCTATCAATGTGCATTTGCACTGGTATGTCATTCCAGATAGGTGTAAGTCCTAATTCAATAGCTGGTACTCCTGGCTGTACTTCCCACAAAACTAATGGATGTGTACCATTGCGCCATTCAATCCATGAGTCAACCATCTTAGAACCTTCAACATTCCACCAAGCACCATCTTCTTTATTGGGATTAGCTTTAGTTGCACGACCAGATGCTTTCCATTTTGCCTGATCAACACCTGTTTTTGTTAGTTGTTCTTTTTGTTGAGCAGCCCATGCTGCTTCCCAATACTTGTTCATCACTTACCTTCTGCTTCAAATAGTTCTTTATCATACATCTCGGTCGCTGTGTGTACTGCACTACCACCTGCTAGATACCAGGTTGGTTGTTCAATTAACTTTTCCACTCGTGTAAGATAATACTTCCAGCCACAGTCAAGGTAAGTTGTTAGTGCTGAATAAGATACATGTGCTGGTAGTTCGTATCCGTTAATAGTTATCATGGTATTTTTTATTCCTATCATAGAAGTCTTCTTTAGCTCTACTAAGCATCATGTCTTCAATGTGTGCTTCAATACGATCATAGCATGACTCGCAGACATCTTCATCTTCCTGCTTGTATAGTTCTTCTATGTCCATGTTACAGCATTCCATTACTTTATTCCTTTCAAAAAGCCTGAGGTCCAAGGCTGCTCAATCTTAATGTTGTATTTCTTTCTCCATTGACGGCGTTCATAGACGGACATTCCACCCCAGAACCCCCACTCTTCGTGTTTGATAGCCCAGTCTCTGCACTTATCAAGGACATCACATTCTCCACAGATTTTTCTTAGCTGTGGATAAACATTATCTCTACCAAATGGATTGTCTAGATCTTCATCGCTTACTGGAAAGAAGAACTCCGTATCCATGCCATCACATGCTGCTGTCTCATTGCTGTTAATCTGAAACATTAAACTCATCCCCTGTATACGGATCGTATCTACATGTAACTAAACTTTTGAACCACATGCACTCACCTTCCATAACAACTTCATTAATCTTTTGTAAATAAACTAATGTGTCTTCACTTAGTAAGACTTCAGCTTTGTATCCATCAATAGCAAAGTGATCTTCTGCTAACTCTACCATGATGCTTGGTACTCAATGTGATAGTTCCAGTAATTTTCTGGTGTAATTTCATCAAGCAATTCTGTTAATTGCTCATGTGTTTCTTCAATGTCTCGCCAGTAATACTCATCAATTTCATATGCACCAAAGAAAAATCCTGGTGTTGGTGGTAGTAATTCTTGAGCTAACTCTGTTGATCTTGTATCAATTAGTTGACTACAAATACTATGTAGTTCAACTAATCTATCTCTACTTACTGGTATACGTTGGCATTCATCTATTCCATCACCACAAGTTTCTACAAACCATCCGTGAATTTGATTAGCTTTACGCCAGTAAATAGCAGTCCATTCAACTGAAACAGATGATGCTACATTATCTTTTACTTTGATACCTGAAGCTTCGATAACATTACTGTATCTAGAATCTTCTGTACGAACTAGATCCATTCCAACTCGTTGGTAATCGTATTGTTCAATACGTTCACTTACATTTAGGTACATATCAAGACCCATTGCTTACTCCTAATAGTTGTAGTGCTCGTGACTTAACGGCTATATCTGTGCCGAGAATCATCTTGCTTGCTTGTTTGCTATAGTCTTTACTAAAGTGATCGGTTGCTTCCACGATAGCTTGGAATGCACCGAACTTCGTGTTCTTAATGTTATGTTGCGTGTCGGTTTCACCGATCCATACGTTCCATGCATTAAGTCTATTTCGTTCTACTCTTGTCTTACTTGTTCGTTCACCTGCACTAAGCATTTCATATGGTGAGAACTCAATCTTGCTAGGTAACGCATACACTCGCTTGATAAAGTTCTTGAACTCTTCGTTACTGAATTCAATTGAACGTAAGTAAGAAGATACTGTTGCATACTTCTGAACATCTTCATTCATAATCTTGAATGCTTTTCTAATATCATCTGGGTTGATGCTACTGTTAGGGCTATGCTTAACACGGTAGTAAATACCCTTAGCTTTACCACTCATCATGGCTGCATTGATCTGATTAGTACAGCTCAATCGATTAACAACTGGTGTCATTTGGAATGGCATACTACCATCGTGTGATGTACGTGCAATTACATATGCATTATGTGGATCGTCACCTACTGTTACGTTGGCTGGTAGTTCAATGGTTGCCCATACTACGTTGCCACCTTTAAGTTCTCCTGCTGCACCGTAACGTGCATCGCTGTTGTTAACGATGTCGTCAAGGCATGAGAAGATCTCATCATTCTGTAACACTTTGTATCGTGAACCTACTACTGCTAATGGTTCAGCACCTGCATCAGTCCACTTAACTGTTGCATATCTATCTGGTACTACTACATCAATAGATTCATCTTCATTGTAATATGGATTAATAAATACATTTTCTAATGTAACTTTCCAGTCAAGTCCAGCTTGTACCATTAGGTCATGTGCTGTATTAACTTCGTACTCACAGTGCGTACCAATTACTGTGTATGGATTACGTCTAGTCATTCTGTTCCTCTATCATCTCTGCGAATGCAGCATCGAGATCTACTTCCGTCATTTCTTTTGTAATTAATTCATCTATTGCTTCTTCAGCATAGTCAAATGCTCCAGCTAGTAGCAGTATTGCTAGTTGCTTGGCATCTTCCATAGCTTTTGTTCTATCATTGCGTTCAAGTAACTTATAGATTTGGTATAGTGCTTGAAGAAAATCAAGAGCTACCTTATCTGTTACTTGTATACCTATAATCTCTGGATGTCCTTGGTCTTCGTACCATTTGAACGGGTCGCTAAACCACGGCTCGTTTTTGATGCTCATTAACTCTCCTGTGCTGTATAGTTTTCTATACTTTCATCTGTTGTCTGCCAATCATTATCATCTATTTTTTCTACTAGATCTGATGTATCGTATATATCTTGAGCTTGACTCTCTGCATCATCATCACTAGTTGCTGTTACTGTGACTGTTACATCTGCTCTTTGTGTGCGTTCAATTGTAAATGTGACTGCGTATTCTCTACGCATGTTTGGAATCTCAAAGAACTTAAGAGATTTATTTACATTATCTGCCCACTCATCATACATATCACACCAGTCACGCTCACATGCTTCTTCATAGATAGCATTAGTAATACGATAGCCATCTTCCATGATTTCATTGATCTTGTTGTTAACTTCTTGCTGTGTGTAGTACCGTGTACCACTACTAGTCTTGATCATTCCATACCTCTATCTTGCACTCGAACTTATATAGATCTTCATCGTGATGTGGACACCAAGCAAAGTAACCTGGTGTTACTAACTGAAACTCAACAGGTGTGTTGCACCTATTACATACAGCTTCAGACATAATCATTTTGTTTGTCTTAATTTGAGAGCTTGCTTTTTCTCTCGCTTTATTTCTTTAGGACCTTTTGTAATTACGTGTATTCTTTTACCCATTCAGATGCCCGACTGGATCTGTTACCTTATGGAATGACACTGCTACTAATGATTGATAGAAGATAGCTGGTGGTACGTTATGATTACGTGCTAGTTTCAATAGCTTTAATAGACTAGCTTGGCAACCTAGTGTCTCTGCTTCATGTAATAAATCATCTACTAACTTTAGTTCGTAATCAAGGTCACGATCTTCATCAAAGTCTTCTAGTATACCTGCATGGCATAATAAGAATGCTGCAAGTAACATTGATGTATTACCAATTACTTCTGCATCACAGTTGCATCCATCATCATCTGCTCTGTCAACCATTACTTGGCTAATGATTGTAAATGATTTCATAATGTCTACTCGTACATCGAATGGTGCATCAGCAAAGTACTTAAGTACACCGTCACGAACCTTGATGTCGGTGCAAGCTGTGTTGATTAGTTCGCTTTGCTCTACTGTTAGTGCATCATAGTTAGCATCTTCATCTAGTAAGAATGCCATGATCTTGTATACTTCTTGAACATTCTTTAGATGTTCTGGCGTTAATGCGCCAAGGTCGATCTCTTGTGTTGTGCTCACTTGCTTTCCTTTTCTGTTAGTGTTTCTATCTCTCCGCATTTAATACATGCGAAGTCAGGACAATCTTTCTTGTATCTTGCACAGACAATCCATCTGTATGTGTTGTCTTCTCCACAACTGTCACACTCTGGACTATAAACATGATTACACTTAGTATGTTCTGTTGTATTTACAAACTTAGTAACCACTGCTCTCCTTACAATCTGACATAAAGAAAGAGCCAGAGTAATCTCTACTCTGACTCTTCCTTTATTTGTATTTAGATATCTGCTAGTTCTACTGACTTGATAAGTATGCGAGTTAAAGGCGCACGACGATCTGTATTCTCTACTCCGAATCGTGTATCGAACTTGGTATCTAATTCACCTACGATATTCACTACTGGTGTAAAGCCTTGACCGTCTTGCATTTCACGTAATCCTCGTAGAGTTGCTGCGATACTTTCATCAAAGCATGCTACTGGAATGGTGAACTTAGCTCGTTCATTGCCAACCTTTTGAGTTAGCTGACCTACTATCATCAAGCCGTACTGATCGAACTCCTTGATGTTCTTCAACTTGCCTGTCACTGTTAGTGAGTTATTCATCCGTTATCCTTTACCTTTGGAGAGCCAACGCCCCCCGCGAAGCAGGGGCGTGGCGATGTCTGACATAAGTAATGAGCAGTTTATACTCATGCTCAGGAGTGTCCCCTTTATTTTACCTGCGTGGCTGTGGCAGGTTTCGGTTTCGGTAATGTCCTACTCCCAAGTCATACTGCTACTAGTACCCTGTCGCAATTCTGACAGGTCTCTAGTCGTGTTGGTGTATAGATAAAACAATTAGAACATACTGAATTGAGACGAGTGTAATAAGTCTGATCACTCTCTATGTACCTCAGACCTGGTAGTCCCATAAAGAAATTCTCTGATGGTCGGTCAGCTATAGAGTTCCAATCCTGCTTGAATTCATAGCGGATCTCATCTTCTAGTTCGATGAGTGGAATGTGATTGCACTTACTATCCATACAGTCAGCTTCTTTTAGACCGCATGCTGCTTTAACTCCACTTACTACATACACTTTACGACCAGTGTTAGTTACTGAAGATACCCAGTCGTGACCTGATACTGGCTCTGTTTCTAAAGAGATAGTCGATGCAGCAGGTGTTACTGTCCATCCATCTATACCATTAAGTACAACGTCACCAAATACATAGTCAGTAGTATCATGTCCATACTTAGCTTGGATATCTACCCAGTTATCTTCGATTGCTTCTACTTCGTCTTGGTCTAGCCTAGATTGGATGGAAACTACCATACCAAATAGTTCACTTGCTTTTAGCACGTTGAGAATACTAGCTAACTTCTCGTCGTCATCATACACTGCATCAGTCATTGTCTACTCCTTG